GGAGACGCCTGCAAAGACCCCCAGAGCCCCCTCAACAAACATCCCGAGGACTACGAGCTATACCACCTCGGGAACTACCACGACGCAGACGCCACATTCAAACTGCTCGACAAGCCGAAGCAAATCAGCATCGGCAAAAACTACAAGGACTAACTACCATGGTTCCAAACCAAAAACAGCGGTCAGTCTCCGTACACGACTTCGCGATGAACCCATCCGGAGACGTGCCAAGAAGCCAATTCGACCTCAGCCACGGAAAAACCATTCCGTTCTCATTCAGCAGACTGATCCCAGTCCTATGCGAACCGGTCTTACCCGGCGACACCTGGAACACCAACATCCAGGTTGCAGCAAGGACGGCCGTACCGATCGTCCCCGTCCAGGACAACTGGCACCTCGAATTTTTCAGCTTCTTCATACCAATCCGCCTGGTATGGGACAACGCACAAAAGTTCTTCGGAGAACAAGCCAACCCAGGCGACAGCACCAACTACACAATACCGACCATGACATCCGCCGTCGGCGGATTCCCAGTCAGCAGCGTGTTCGACTACTTCGGCCTACCTACCGTCGGACAAGTAGGAGGCGCGAACACAATCACCGTCAACGCACTACCACTACGCTGCTACAACGAGGTCTACAACGAATGGTTCAGAGATGAAAACCTCCAGAACTCGTCAAACTTCCCGGTACTCAAAACAGATGGACCGGACCCCATCGCAAACTACGCCCTCGCCTCAAGGGGAAAACGCTTCGACTACATCACGCAGGGCCTCCCGTGGCCGCAAAAAGGGAATACAGCTATCTCTATTCCCCTTGGAACCACTGCACCAGTTATTGGAATCGCAGGACAAGGCATCGCTTTCCTGGACGGAGGAGGAATCGCGAAAGCGATTCAAACTACTAACGCGAGCACCGCAATCGCGCTCACCGCGGCCGCCGGCGGCACAGGACAACTTCGCCTGGCACTCAGCAACACCGGCATGCTCGTCGACCTCACCAGCGCCACCGGGGCAACCATCAACGCCCTACGCACCGCTATCACCATGCAGCAGTACCTCGAAAAAGACGCGAGGGGCGGCACCAGGTACAACGAATACGTCTACAACCACTTTAAAGTCCGCACCGCCGACGCGAGACTCAACCGACCCGAATTCATAGGCGGAGGATATGCACCGATCCAAACTACTGCGATACCGCAAACATCAGCAACCGGCCTCACCGGCGGAACCACACCTACAGGTACACTGGCCGCATCAGGTTTCGTCAGCGGCCGCGCCGGCTTCACCTACAGCGCCACAGAGCACGGATACGTGCTCACACTCGCAAGCGCAAGAACCGACATCCGCTACCAGCAAGGACTGCGAAGAATGTGGACACAATCCACCCGATACGACTTCCCAGTCCCACTCCTAGCAAACCTCGGAGAACAAGCGCTACTCAACAAGGAAGTCTACTGCGACGGCAGCGCCAACGACAACAACGTGTTCGGCTACGTCCCACGATGGGACGAATACCGATACATTCCCAGTCAAATTGTCGGCATCTACAGAAGTACAGCCGCGGGAACGATCGACTATTGGCATAGCGCACAAAAGTTCGCCTCACTACCGACACTCAACAACACGTTCATCACCGACGACGCCGCAACCGTCGTCCAAAGGAACTTCGCGGCAGGCGCCGCGACAGCAAACCAGCAAATACTCGCGGACTTCTTCTTCAACATCAAATGCGCCAGGGCACTTCCGCTGTACGGAATCCCTGGCCTCACGAGGCTCTAACCATGGCATGGGTACCCGCAGCAATCGGAGCCGCCGTCGATGTACTAGGCATCGGCGTCGGAGCGCACTCACAACAAAAAGCGAACCAGCTGAACCTTCAAGGCCAAAGAGAACAACGCGCCTGGGAGGCCATGCAATCCAACACCGCCGTACAACGGCGCGTCGCAGACATCACCAAAGCCGGAGGCAACCCGGCACTCGCGTTCACAGGAGGACAAGAAGCATCAACACCATCGGTCTCCGCACCACACTTCGAGCCGACCGTCAAAGCGGAGAACTTCAACTTCACCGCGAAAGCACTCGCGGCCGCACAGGCCGCGAACATCGCGGCCGACACACGAGGAAAAATCGCCACAGCCAGGTCGGCAGAGATCCGCGCGGATCTCGACCAGCAATACGCCAGCAAAGAGCGGGAATGGGACGCCAACACCAAGTTCGAAGCCAGCGACCAGGCGAACCTCAAGACCAAACTACTGCGAAGCATGGACATCAGCAACGCAGCCGACGCGAAAAGAAAAGAATCGACCGTCGACGACCTCGTCCGAATCGTCAAGAACCAAGCAGCGGTCGGAACGCTCAACCGAAAACAACTCGAAGACGTGGTCGATACCCTGGGACTTGGCGCCCAGGAGAAAGCGAACTTCATGCAAAAACTCCTCAACATGGCAATGCAATTCATCAAGGACTAACTACCATGAACAAACGCATCACCGAAGACGGCGAGATCGTGGACGACAACTGCGAAGACTGCACCGTCTACTTCAAGACGCCCTACAACCACAACCGCAACGCCGAAAGCAACCGAGTGGCCCTAACCACTCCGGAGCCATCACTCACAGACCAAAGCTTCAAAGAGGACGCGGACATCAACGTCATCATCGCTCGCGCGCAAAAAGGCGAGCTCCCCGTCGTGCTCCCAGAGCACTTCGGGAACGCCAGCGAGATCCCGACACTGTTCGAAGCCAGAAGCCGAATCGCCGAAAGCAACGCGACCTTCTACAAGCTCGCGCCGCAGATCCGCGAAGAGTTCCTCAACGACCCAGCCAGGTGGGAACGCCAGGTCCTCAAGGACCTGGACGAAGCCAACCTGGACAACCTCAGACGAATGGGCGTGTCGATCGACGACGTAGTCGTCGTACCACGCCCAGCACCGCCTGCGGCGCCCCAGGGAGGCTCTCCAGCCCCTGGGGCCCCAGCGCCGGCCGGGGCTGCCCCCGCAGCCCCTCAGCCGGCGACAAAAACGTGACACCCTAAAACGAGGGTGTCACTCAGCACACTTACATCAAGTGAAACCGTGTGCTAAAAGGGGGCTGAAAAGCCCCCTTTCCTATTGACAACCCCGAGGAAATATGCGTCACCGACTCAACAAATCGCGCTCCGCGCGCCAATTCCGGCACAACGCCGGAAAAACCAAAATGATCAACATCAACGCCAAACCGACCCGCGGAGGCGGCCGGCTATGAAAAAAATCTGGCGATGGATCATCCGCCAAAGAAACCTACTACTGCACGGCGACTACTAGTGCCGTGCTTCCACCCCCTGGACGCCCGGAGGTCGCCAGGGGGAACCATTGGCTTCAAGCCAATGACCCCATTCGACACGCTCCTCAAACTACCTTGCGGCCGATGTATCGGCTGCAAAATCGAGCGGTCGAGACAATGGGCCGTGCGAGGAACGCACGAACAAAAACAACACAGAAGCAGCTGCTTCCTAACACTAACTATCGCCAACGCGGCTATCCGTCCCCAAGACTCAGACGCCTTCTGTGCACATCAAGACATGTGCACAGAGGCGAAATCCGCCGCACAGTTACCCACCGCGCGAGAAATGGCACTAGACTTTGCTACGCAGTCCCGTGCCAGAAATCACGCCGTGGATAACTGCGCGGCAAGAACCGTTCGCGTTCCATACGCGAACGGAACTAGAGACAGGCCATCCCTGGCCTGTCCAGAGGGGACGGGGCCGTCGTTGGCTATCAGAGATCACCAACTATTCGTAAAACGACTAATAAGAAGGCTCCGGGACCAAGGTCCCATAGAACCGATCCGTTTCATGATGTGCGGAGAATATGGAGAAAAGAAAGGAAGACCGCACTACCACTACATCCTGTTCGGATATGACTTCCCGGACAAACGTCCAACGAAAAAAAGAAACGGGCACCAATGCTATCGTTCCAGCCTACTAGAACAACTATGGCCACACGGCCATTCAGAAATCGGCGAATGCAACTTCGACACAATCGCCTACGTAGCACGCTACGTAACAAAAAAAATAACCGGGGCAGCTGCCGACGACCACTATAAACGGCAGCTGCCCAACGGCACTAACTACTGGCTACAGCCAGAATTCAACGCAATGAGCCGCGGCGGCCAAGCAGGCCGCGGCGGCATAGGAAAAAACTGGATCAACAAGTACCAGACCAGCGTGTATCCACACGACCGAGTAATCAGCAAAGGCAAGAGGGCGAAACCGCCCAGGTACTACGACCAGCAACTCGAAAAAACCGACCCGGTCATGTACGACCAGGTCAAGGCAGCTCGAGAGGCTGCCAATAATACTACTAATCCGGCGAACAAAACGCCGGAACGCCTGCGCGCAGGTGAGGCCATCCTGCACGCGAGCCTAACCACTAAAAAACGGCCACTGGAGTAAAAGACGATGGAACTCATGATCGTATCAATCCGAGACATCGTGGCGGACGTATACCTACCGCCACAGTTCGCCAACAACCTGGGGGGAGCCATTCGCTCCTTCGGAGACGCCTGCAAAGACCCCCAGAGCCCCCTCAACAAACATCCCGAGGACTACGAGCTATACCACCTCGGGAACTACCACGACGCAGACGCCACATTCAAACTGCTCGACAAGCCGAAGCAAATCAGCATCGGCAAAAACTACAAGGACTAACTACCATGGTTCCAAACCAAAAACAGCGGTCAGTCTCCGTACACGACTTCGCGATGAACCCATCCGGAGACGTGCCAAGAAGCCAATTCGACCTCAGCCACGGAAAAACCATTCCGTTCTCATTCAGCAGACTGATCCCAGTCCTATGCGAACCGGTCTTACCCGGCGACACCTGGAACACCAACATCCAGGTTGCAGCAAGGACGGCCGTACCGATCGTCCCCGTCCAGGACAACTGGCACCTCGAATTTTTCAGCTTCTTCATACCAATCCGCCTGGTATGGGACAACGCACAAAAGTTCTTCGGAGAACAAGCCAACCCAGGCGACAGCACCAACTACACAATACCGACCATGACATCCGCCGTCGGCGGATTCCCAGTCAGCAGCGTGTTCGACTACTTCGGCCTACCTACCGTCGGACAAGTAGGAGGCGCGAACACAATCACCGTCAACGCACTACCACTACGCTGCTACAACGAGGTCTACAACGAATGGTTCAGAGATGAAAACCTCCAGAACTCGTCAAACTTCCCGGTACTCAAAACAGATGGACCGGACCCCATCGCAAACTACGCCCTCGCCTCAAGGGGAAAACGCTTCGACTACATCACGCA